AGTACCTTTTACCCCAATTGAACCTACTACAGTAGCCTTACTCACATTAAATAGATACTTCCAAGCTACATTACCAAAGCTAATATCTAGTCCATCAGCATCAGGAACTACGGTATTAAAGATGGTATATAGTAGTTTTAAAGAACCTTGACTTTTAGTATTCAGAGGAACTCCGTAAGCTACATAAGCGTTATCTATATCCTCATTCTCTAAAGTAGTAAGTAAGTCATCAAATTCCAAACCAAGTAGCTTTAACATCTTCTTTAACTCAGTACCCTCTTCTTTAATAGTGTTATTCTCTTTAAGAGGTATAACGGCAGAAAAAGGTAGAGGAGTAGTTATAAATAAAGAACTAGGCAAATCATCAACATTACCACTTAAAGTTTGGGTAGATCCTACATCATCTAAGTATGTAAATAAATAGTCAGTTGTAGTAACTGTAGATGTGAAAGAGTAACTAACAAAAGTGGTAGCATCTGGATCAGTAAGTAGTATAAAATCAAGAGCTAATCCTGTATGTAATACTTTACTAAATCCGTCTGACTTAGGAGCAAAACCTAACTCTTTAAGTTTCTTAGAAGAATAGTTTCTTCTATACTTTCTTCTTTGGGATGTGTAAGTTTGCAAGTAAACATCCATATCACCTTTAGCAGCGTACATACTAGACTTTCTAGCTTGTTTATCATACAAATCCTTCTCTAATAAAGGAAATGTAGCTATGGAAGAAAATGTCTTAGTTGTACCACTAAATATACCCATAAGCTACACTCTAACAGAACCTGCTGTATCAGCAGTAACTACCTTATATAGAAATGTTCCTAGTTGTGTAAACTTACCACTAGTCAAATCATTGTCTGTAGTACCTTCATCACTCAATATATTAATCCTATAAATACCATTACTAGAAGTATAAGTATTTGGTACCACCAAGATAAATTCACCATCAACTAAATCTGTATTAATAGTAGAAGTTGTAAAATCAACAAAGTTATCCGTAAGTATCTTCTTAGTTCTGTCAGGAAAAACTACCTCTAAAGCAAAGTTACCAGCGTATAATACTGGTGTAGTACCTTTAGAGACATTAATTGTAAGTTCAAAAGTTGAATCTTTTAATATTGTTATCATAACAGTCCTTACGCTACATAGTTTGGATCATTAGTTACTTTATCAAATGATAGCTCACCAGTATAAGACTTTTCTCCAGTATTATCTTTAATTGTGTAGAGTATAGGATCAGGAGGAGTTGTAGATTGACTGAGGTATATTACAGTTCTCCTAACTTCACTGTAAGACCACAGACCGACCAAAGTGCTTCCATTAATACCAGGAGCAGTCCCATCAGGAGAATTAGGATCTGGGTAATCTAGGAACTCTGCAAACTCAATACTACTAAAATCAAGTTTATTATCTAAGTCAAATGAAAGAGCTATGTTAAATGAATATGCCTCTCCACTATTTAATAATCCACTAGCGTCAAGAATGTATAATGGTATATTAGCAGCTATAGGAGTAGAGTTATAAGGAACTGAGTTATCTCTTACAGACATCCTAATCAACTCATCAACACCCTCTACTGTAGATATAATACTAGGTAGTACAGGTACTTCATGGTCTTGACCTACAATACTAGAGAAGTTAAGTAATGTTGTTAAGGCTTTCTGTCTCTTATCATCATCAAAACCTACAATCTGTCTTGTTAAGACCTCTATCTGTTTATCAGTTTGTTCTCTACTCTTAGCACTAGTAAGCTCATTATCTGCTTGTTTAGAATCATTCCTAATAGTACCAGCATACACTTCAGCTTCTTGTGCTACATTAACAGCAATAGTTTGGAATATAGCATCTTTCTCAGCATCTAGCTTACCATCTCCAGTATCTGCACCTACTATTATATTACCATCACCATCTAGTGTATAGTCGTACCCTAACACTTTATCTATATTGGCAATACTGTTAGCTTGTTCAGTTGCTGCTTTAGTTTTAGCTATCTCAATATCTTCTTTGACTTTGAGAATTTGGTTCTCTATCATCCCATCAATCATATTATTCATAGCTTCACTCTCGTGTTTCTCTGTTACAAGTGTAGTATTCTGTAGTTCAGTTAAGACTTGTTGAGTCTTTAACTCTTCTTCAGTATCTAGCAAAGTTTGTTGTTTGATATTAGTAGTATGTGTATCTGGTAATAAAGTATCTACTTCATATTTGAGTTTGTTATACTGCTCATCAATTACACCTAATCCAGTACTATCCCCAAGAATTAGGTTCTCATCAACACCTACAGTTACTTCATAACCCCACTGTTTTTCTACTTCAGCATGGATTTTAATTCTATCTAGTAGGTTCTTTTGTTGAGTAGCTTCGTACTGTAGAGCAGCGTTAAATGCAGCAGGTATCAAAGCAGTATAAATCTTACCAGCCTCTCCTTGAGTTATCCTATTATCTTTCTGTTCTGCAATAACATGGGCAAAGCCTATATTAAGCAAATCACCAATTCTGCCACCATTCTCATAGGTAGCTTCACCAACAATCTTAGCCCAAGTAGGGTCATCTGTAATTGCGTAAGCCATTAAAATCCTTTATAAGTATTAATAAAGCCTTCCTTAGAAGACTCTATAATAATTATGCTTGCTTACTGTTACGCATTTTCTGAACATTAGCCAAAGCCTCTAGTTCTTTTTTAGTCATAGGTTCAGCAGGTACAACAACAAATCTCTTCACACGAGTAGACATAACACCACCACCAGGCTTGGGTATATGTTTGACCATATGTGCATCTTGTAAGTTAAGTATAGCTCCACGTCTAATGTATTGGGGTTCCCCACTTAAATCCACCATGTCTGTATGCCTACCAATTAACTTATTACCCCAACAAATAGGTTGTAACTCATCTTTAGTTTGAGACTCTTGCATATCTCTAACACTAACCCTATCTTTTCTCATAGCATCTAGTTTTACCAATTGTGCTTTAGTCTGTCTTTTCTGTTTAACTAGTGGAGCTTTAGCTTTTTCTTGACCAGCTTTAAAAGCATTTAGTGTAGAAAGTAACTCAGCCTTAGTAGGTTTAGAGCCTTTCATCACGACATCCAACCCATAAGACTCAGCTAGTTCAGCTAGCTCTGGGTTAGTCATATCTTCAAATAATCTATCCATTTAATTTGTTCCTTTAATTTTAATAGTTACCTACCTCAAAAAAGAGGCAAGTATTAAAACTACGCCATTTTAGCTGTAACAGCTATTTGCATAATTCTCTCAGGTCTGTAGATCAATGAACCATAATACCAAGCAATACTCATAGAACCATTTTTACCGAATGGGTCGATATGTGCATCAGCCTTAGGCATTGCAGTCTTAATTCTAGCAGAGTCACCCTCAAAACCAACAGTAGCAAATGAATCAGATCCTACGAAGAGAACAGGGAACACATCAAACTTCTCAGTCCCACCACCAGCAGGTGTAGAAGCATAGTATCCAGTAACATCGCCAGTACCAGCACCAGTATCTGTAGCACCTGCTGCTTTATAACGAAGCATACTATTCACTTCAATAAATCTAAATCTACCAATTCTACCAATCTCATCTTCAGCAGTTGGTCCACCAGCAGAGTACTTAGATACATCTTCCCATACTTTGTCACCATTAGAATCTTTCATATCCTCAAGACTAGGAGACAGCTCTTCAGGAACAAACACATAAAATGCTTTAGGAATAGGAGTAGTACCAATCTTAGTAGTACCAGAGATAATCTTAGTATCACGAGGTACTCTTAATCTCTTAAGCTCTTGTTCCATAGCTCTAAGGTCTTCATAAGTCAACTCACCAGTTTGGTCAAGTGTAGTCATAGATAGGTGTGCTCCACCAAATGTACGATTAAGTTCAGAAGCAGCAAGTAAGTCAGCCTCAATCTGTTTCTCGTAAACATCACCCTTTAACTCACCAAGTGCTTTAGACTTTTGTGCAAGAATACCTGTACGAGAGTCCATATCAATAGAACGCTGTGTAAACTTCAAGTGATGACCAAATTCATCAACTTTACCACGCACAGTGATAGACTTAGTATTTACACCATTTACATTACCACCTTCTTCAGAAAGAGAAGGGAAAGTACCTGCAATAACAGAAATATCTGAATCACCCATATAAAGTGAACCAGCACCATTCTGTACTTTACCTCCAGCAGCAGCAGCAGTAGCAGCAGCTTCAGCTAATACAGCACCAGCTCTAAGTTCAGCCTCAGTAGCAGTAGTACCAGCAATAGTAGTATAATCTTTAGTATCAAACGTCCCTACTAGAGCCCCAGTAGTGTCATAAGCATAAAAAGTGTTTAATACTAATGTAGCCGTAGTAGCATCAATACCACCATCAAGTCTGTTAAGTTCATGCCAGATTGGGAGTTGTCTCTCTTTAACAATCTCATCACCCCAATGTTTAGGCTGAGTTAGCCTATCCCCAAGTTGTGTAAATGTACGTTTACGCATTGCTTCACGTTTAGCACCCTTGGACCAAAACGGGTCATTATACTGTTCATCAATACCTGTCGAATTAAACTTTCCTCCGTTAAAGAGGTCTTTAGTTGTTGCCATATTATTTTTCCTTTATTTAATGTAGATACAAGGTAGTAAGTTAGATCTCCCTAACCTCTACCACCAGATATTAAGAACTCCATATGCTTATCTAAATCCTCACCTTCAAGATCCATAGGATTGATGGTTTTACTTTTAGGTGCAGATGTAGCTCTCTTCTTACTTACAGAACTTGCTTTTTTCCTACTTGCTGCTGCTTGTTCCTCCTTTAACTCTTTTCTAATTTGTTCTCTCAAAGTAGCCTCATCCATTTGTGGAGCAGGAATTAGAGGAGCTACTGCAGATTCAGGTTGAACTGCTGGAGCAGATTCTTTAGGTAAACTACCCCAAGCTGTTTCATACCTATTGATGAAAGGTTGAGACCTAAACTCTGGACTATCAGCAGAAATTCTATTCATTTCTTGCATAACTTTATCATAAGTGCCATTCTGCATATGCTTATGCAAGTCAGATCTTACAGCAGGACTTTTGCTAAATCTATCAAAACTAACATCATCATCTAGTATAGTAGAAACTAAACTATTAAACTTATCTCCATACCCACCAACTTCAGCTTGTTTTAGCGTATCCTCTAAATCAAGAGAGACTTGAGTTTTAAGAACAGTTTTAGGTTCATATTTAACTTCCTCGAGATCCATCTCCATAGGGTCTATACTAAGGTCTTTTAAATGTTTTTTAATAGCTTCTTGATCTCCGTTAACTAAATCTAAAGCTAATTTAAACTTATCAGGGTTATCAAATAATCCATTTTCTTTCATAGCTGCTATATATGGAGCATTTTGTTTCTCTTTATCAGCTTTAACAGAAGCACTTCTAGCTGTATTGATAGCTTCTATAATCTTCTGAGGACTATCAGGAGCTGAAACTTTCTGACCATTGAAAGAGTAATCACCATTATTGATAGCTTCATAATAAGCTTTGTAATCAATTTCATCTGTAACTGGTTCTGCAACTTCCTCAACTGTAGGTTCATTGGCAGATTCTAAATCCTCGTCAACATCTTCTTCAGTATCAACAGACTCATCTTCCTCTTCAGCAGATTCGGTATCCTCAGCTTCTTCCTCTTCATTTTCTTCTTCTGAATCTTCTAGATCTGTAGTCTCAGTAACATCTTCTACTTCTGAATCTTCTACATCTTCTATAGGATCTTCTTCTTCTATAGTTTCAGGTTCTTTTGGTTCCCAAGTACCATTAGCCATAGCCTCAAATTCGGCTAATTCTGCATCGAGTTCTAATTCATCATCCATCTTTATCCTTTATATATTATTGTAAGTATACCATAAAATTTTAAATTATACTTAAGCTTCTCTCATTTCTTCTAAAATTACATCTTTATTATCTATATCCTCTTTAGCACGAGCACCATTGGATTCTATAAAACCACCTGTACCAAAGTATACATTAAATAATCTGATAAGATCTAGTTTTCTCATAACATCATCTTTATCTTCTCTGTCTACCAAACTAATATTAGGATTAACAAGTTGTTCAAGTAAACTCTCTGACTGCTCCTTAATAAAGATTTGGTCAAACACTAGTTTATAAGCTTCAGTTGCTTTAAGAGTTTCTAAAGCTTTAGCTATCTCTAAGTGTCGTTCTTGTACTTTAATGTACGCATTAAACTCTTCAACTTGTAAATCAATCTCTGTCTTACCCAAAATTAACTCCTTGTGGTATTTGTGGTTGTACTAAACCTTGATCAGGTATTAAACCAATAGGTTGTTGAGGTTGAGACATAGCTAGTTGTTGTCTCATCATCTCCTTTTGCATATCTTCTTGGGCATACTGTTGTTGTTTCTCGATACCAGCTCTACCAAACTTAAGCTTAGCACTAGCTAAGAGTGGATTAGGCTCTGCTATAAAAGGGTTTTGTATTGGTTCCATAATATCTCCTATACTACTATTCTGACAGCTTTTTCAATGTCATTCATTTTAGAGTGTTCCATCTCTCTCTCTTTATATATAGCATCTAACTCTCTATCTTCAATCTCTTCTTCTCTTTTCCTACCAGAGTCAGTATCAATATAAACTTGTGTAGCTATATCAGTCTCTATATCCATTTTCTTAGCAGCAGCTTCAGATTTTCTAGCTTCAGCTTGTTTCTTAGCTATATCAGCTTCTAAGTTTTCATCAACTCTTGACATACGTTCAAATATCATACTATCTTCAGCTTCTATCTGTTTAGCTATAAGACCGTTCTTCAACTCTTGTTCTTGTATTTGTAAATCTATCATTCTTTCTTGTCTAGGATCTGGTGGAGGTGGTTGTTGGTCTCTTATAGCTTGAGCTTCTTCAGGCATCTTCCATAACTCTAACATCTTAACATACATCATCTCTACTGTCTCAGGTTTCTGGGAAGCAGCATTGGTTTGCATAAGAGTCATAATCCTATTAGCCTGTTCTTCATCTTTCTCAGGAGTAGATATTTCTACATTAAAATCAAATCTACCCTCTAAGTCATCTCTAGCAATAGTTACAAACTGATCTCCAGTAGCCCTAACAATCTCAGTCTCAGATAAGTACACTTGGTTCATAGATATAGTCATTCTAGCCATATCCTCAAACATAGCTCCAAGTCTCCTAAGAACACTTAACTTACGTTGAGCAGTAGCATCCATAGAACTCTTCTGTTGAGTACCACCACCAAGCTTAGGGTTACTTTGAGATCCAGCAAATGCTATACTACCACTTAACTCAGCAGCCTTCTTCTCTTCTCTTGCTATAACATCAAACTGAGTAGAACCCAGAGGTTGTACATCATTCTTCCATATGGCATCTTTAGGGTGCATATTCCCAGAGTAGTAAGTAGTATTGCCTTTCTCCATAGCGTTCTTAGCAGATGGTTTTAAGAAGCTTTCATGGATAAACTTTTGACCAACAGCATCTTCAGCAGTCTTATCGTCAATAGCTCTGCCCATTCTACCAATTCTAGCTTGACTTTGCTTAAGAAGTTCACCATCAGGTTCTCCGTGGTAACTGCCTTTTCTAGGCATATAAGCAGCAGTACTGAAAGGTATTCTTCCATGAGGGAAGGGATTCTCCTCTAATCTAACTAATGTATTATTTATCCAAGTAGCTACAATACTTACTAACACTCCATCACCTTGAATATCCCAATAACCCCAATATTCATAAGCTCGAAGCCTTTTACGAGCAGGATCATCAAACTTAAAGTTATTAGACTCATCAGACTTAAATTGATCATAAATATCATCACCATCGTCACCATTCTTAAACACGTCAATATTATGATAATAACCAGACTCTTCTCCAGTCTCTTTATCCTTTGTGTATTTATACTCTAGTAACTCAGCATAGTTAGTATTGAATTCGTAGATAGCGAACTGTGCATCCTCTACAACCCCATCGCAAGTAGGGTCAATAGTAATATTAGCATTATTACATACTTCATACGTAGGTTGGTTCTTTATCAAAGTAGGTTCTTCTACATAAACAATTTCAGTACCTATTTGAACAGGTTGATCAGTCTCCATTGATTGTTGAGCTTGTTCAGGAGGAATTTGACCTTGTTGTACCATCTCGAGGAGCTGTTCAGGAGTAGCAAATACAGGTTGTTCTTTCTCTACTTCCTTGACACCTTCTATAGACTCCCAACCTGTTTTAACAACTACTGTACCTTCTTCAGTGAGAACCTCAACAATATCATCAACAAGTTTAACCTTATTAATTTTATTACTCCATTGGTTGTTTATAACCAAAGAGTTTTGGGTAGCCCCTAGAACATCTTCACTGCCAATAGGTGAGATTTTGAACATATTTTTAGTACTTAGTATAGCCTCAGATAAAGCTGGTTTAGTCCATTCAACATGCTCACGAACTAATAGAGATACAGCAGTACTCTTTCCTTGACGGACTTTAGGTACAACTCCACCCTTCATATTAGTTCTGTACTCTCTAAGTTTAGCCCTATAGTCTTCCTGTCCATTTAAAGCAGAAGCATAATCATTGTATAAATCTCCTCTGGTAGGAGCATTAGCCCACTTAGGTTGTAATTTACTTACAGCGACTGGTTCAATCATTTAGTAACATCTTCTCGTAGTTTATCCATATCCATACAAGGACAAGCTTTATGAACACCTTTTATCTCTTTATGTCCAACAATATTTGAAATCTTAACGTTATACAAGTCTTTTAATGTTTTTAATGTTGTTACTAAAGTTTCTCTTTGTTTAGTAGATAGTCCATCTTCAACTACATCTAAATTAGAATCTAGTCCACCACTGTAAGCTATACCGATAGAACCATTGTTCTTACCTTTAGCATGAGCTCCAATGTTATCTGCCCATCTACCTTTTTCAAGAGTACCATCTTCTTTAACTAAGTAGTGATAACCTATACCACTAG